GCTATTTAAAGTCTTTGGCGTTTTTTGGCCTAGAGGTTGTTACGATTTGGTAAAAGTGGTGTTTTTCATAAGTTATTACAGTATGTTAAGGTGTCCCAACGTATTGTCTATTGGGCTCTCGCATTTAGCGTTTTTTTATGAAGTTATTACAGTATGTTACAACGGTAAAAAAATCGTAACAACCTCTAAAAAACAGCCTAGAGGTTGTTCCAAGGTTGTTCCAAGGTTGTGTAGGTTGTTCCAAAGCTTAGCACACTAATTAAGTATACTAATTAAGCATAGAAACGGAGGTGATAGTATGAGGATGATGGAAGCTTGGATAGGTATTGATCCTGGGGAGTCCGGGGCCATGGTGCTGCTGCTTGAAGGTAAGATCGTGAGATGCACGGATTGGTCAGATGAGTTAACCACATTAAGTCAACTGAATAGCTGGGGGCTTGAGTGTAATATTCGACTTATAGCTATTGAGAAGCAGAAGGTTATGCCCAAGGATGGAATGAAGAGCGCTACAACCTTCCAACAGCATTACGGGGCATGGAAGTGTATCCTTAAACTGTTTGGTGCCCCCTGGGTGGAAGTTGAGCCGCGTGAGTGGCAGAAGAGAAGGATCCAGGCAAAGCTAAATAAGAAGGATAAGCCCTCAATTCGGTATGTTCAGAAGAAGTATCCAGGGTTTGGTGTGCTGGGGCCAAGAGGCGGCATAAAAGATGGGCGTACTGATGCGCTGTGTATAGCAGAATATGCCATGGAGAGGAGTAGCATATTAAATAAGAGAGTATATTGACAGCAGTTAGTACCTCATGCTAATGTGCTAGTATAACATATGTAATACTTTTATATTTCATTATGAAACCCGAATAAATGCGTATAAATGTGCATGAGGAGCAGACTTATGAAATAACTTTTCCCCCATAAAAAGCTCGTACCTTTAAAACAATAAGGTGCGGGCTTTTTTATTATCACTATCAGCGTCATCAACGGTAACTAGATAAAGGTAACAATATGGAAAGTCACTGCTCGGATCACGAAGCAAAGTCAAACTGTTTAGTTAAGCTGAAGACAGTCGTAGATAATTTGGTTAGAGAGCATAAAGAGAAGCTTGCCAGGGCCCAGACCGAAACAGATCAGATATGGTCAATGGTTAAAGACAAACTGGACTCAAGAGCTTTTTATTGGGTTATGGGCACAACACTGAGCACTATGGCTATAGTCTTAAGCTTTCAATGGACGTTACTTTTCAAGATAGATGAGAAGGTTGATAAGATAACAGTTAACCAGGCAGTGATGGCTCAAGAGCTGAAGATTGATTTGGAATAAGAGGTAATGAGCATGGCCCCTTCAAGTTTCATAAGATACGTCAAAGGCTGTAAGTATCAGCTTGTTGATGCTTTGTCAATATATGTAGCTATACATCCTGAAGAAGATATTGTAACTGATTTCATAGAGCTCACTACACATGGCAGATTGACTGGTAAAGCAGGGTATGCTTGGGATGGTTCATCCGGCCCGGTGAGGGATACCAAGAAGAACATGCGTGGCTCGGCTGCGCATGACATGCTGTATCAGCTTATAAGGTTAGGCTTACTTGATCCAAAGTACAGACTGATTGCTGATATAGTATATGTAGACATGTGTGAGGAGGATGGGACCTGGGCCTGGCTGGCTGGTGCGTATCGTAAAGTGTTAAAGATATTTGGTGCGTGGGCTGCTGATCCTAAGAATAAGAAGAAGACATACATAGCACCAGGGGGGTGAAATGGCATTTGATTTATGTGGAGATTGTGGCTGCCCGCTATTTAAAGGGTATGATACGCCTCACTATAAAGGATGCGTAAGACTTACTTCTGCTAGGGTTGTAAAAACTGATGCTAAGAAATATCTGTTAAGAGATTTGGAAACTTATAAAAACAATATCAAGCACTACAAGAAGAAGATAGAAGAGATAAGAGACTGCATCAAAGATGTGTGCTTGGATGAGATATATGAGTGTCGTTGGGATTGTATGAGCCCGCTGCGGGAGGCAGCGTAAGATATGAGTAAACCAAGTTTTGATCCATTTCTATTATTTGCAGAAGAACGTTCAGTATACTTAACAGAGCGTCAGCTGGTATTCTGTCGTATCGTGCTTAATAGGAATGATAGCCGTAGAGCATATGACGAAGCTGGGTTCCCAAGGGGTGATGCAGCCGCTGATAGACTGTATGATGAGCTTGCTACACTGCTGGAGGAGTGGCGAGAATTACAGAAGACTGATTACATGTTAGTGATTAATACTCTAAGGGAAGCAGCTACTTCAGCGATGTCATATAAGTACTACCAAGATATGGAGTTACACTGTGTTAAGGATTATGGCGCACGTAGATCAGCAGTCGTTGCGCTAAGTGATGTGATGGGCTTCAACGCGCCTAAAGTTATTGAAAACAAGGTTACTGCTAGTGTAGCTATACCTGACAGCTTACAAGAGAAATTAGATAATGTTTACAAACAGGCTGGATGCAAATAATTTTTACGCTGAAGTACTAAGCGAAGCGGAGACTAAGGGGGCTGCTATAGTTGATGCTGTCATACGTCAGTTTGCTCTTAATGACTTGTGGTTTCTGCTTACCGTAGTACTTGGGCGTAATGAAATGAATACAAGCGACGAGTTAAAGTCTGACTGGTTATATGACAGGTGTAAAGAAGTGCAGGCAGATCCTGATGGGTATTTGGATATTTGGGCGCGTGAGCACTACAAAAGCACAATAATTACATACGCCAAGTCTATACAGGATATACTGATAGATCCTGAAGTTACTATAGGTATCTTTTCTGTTAAGCGCGAGCTTGCACAGGATTTCCTGAAGCAGATCAAACAGGAGTTTGAGAACAATGAGACACTTAAGCGAGTATTCTCTGACATATTATACGAAGACCCGGAGAACCAATCAGAGCAGTGGGGTATTGAGAAAGGTATAAGAGTTAGGCGTAAGTCTATAAGGCGTGAAGAGACTGTAGAAGCTTGGGGTTTGTTCAGTCTGCCAACAGGTAAGCATTTTGGCATACTAATATTTGATGATGTTGTTACTGAGAAGAGTGTAACAAATCATGACCAGCTTTCAAAAGCATTTGCTCAGCTTAGATCAGCGCTGTTGTTAGGATCTCATGGCGGCAGGCGTAGGATGATAGGAACTATATACCACTTCAATGATGCCTGGCGGCAGTCTATGAAAGCAGATATAGCTAAAAAACGAATGTATGCTGCCACTGAAGATGGCTCAGTAAAAGGTAAGGGTGTGCTGCTTACTCAGGCAGCGCTGGCTAAGAAGTGGCTTGATAGTGGTTCATACATATTTGCATGTCAGATGCTATTAAATCCCAAAGCTGATGAAGCTCAAGGTTTTAATAGAGACTGGTTAAGAGCCTGGACACCCAAGCCTGAGTTTTGGTCTAAGATGAACATATATATATTGGTGGACCCGGCAGGCGCTCGCAAGATAAAGGAAGTGGGCCACGACTACACAGTTATGTGGGTTATAGGACTTGCTCCGGACGGGCGAAGATATCTTATTGATGGGCTGCGTGACAGGCTTAACTTAACGCAACGCTGCTCTAAACTGTTTAGTTTTGTACGTACATATGATCCTATCAGAGTTGGGTATGAGCAGTATGGGATGCAGGCTGATATAGCACATATTGAAAAAGAACAGTTTGATACTAATTTTCATTTTGATATCGTGGAGCTGGGCGGAAGCATGCCTAAGAATGACCGTATCAGGATGCTGGTGCCTGAGTTTGAGCATGGCAGGTTTTTCACTCCAGGGCACTTAACTATAAAAGATGCAAGTGGCGCGTACCGGGACATAATGCAGGAGTTTGTTGATGAAGAGTTTGATGCGTTCCCCGTAGCGACGCATGATGACATGCTGGATGATATGGCGCGTATACTTGATCCTAAGCTGGAAGCAGTGTTTCCTAATCCAGATGAGTATGCCAAGATAAGAGGTGGCTATCCTAACGTACCAAGGGGTGATGTGAGTGTGGGTGTGGGCACAGATCCATTGGAGGAATACGCAGCATGAGTCAACGTACAATACATAGTGTAGATCAGTTGTATTTTACGCACAGCGCGCATCTCAGTGTAGATGATTTGAAAAAGTTATATGAGCGCATGGTGTCTGAAGGGCTTGATAAGGCTGTGCTGTATGATGGCAGTATTAAATGCTGGCAGGACTGGGCTAATTTCATGTTAGAAACTAAAAGCTGGTTAGTTCAATGCGCGTGGGAAGATGGCACTGTTGTAGGTATGTGGTGGCTTAATGGCTTTCTAGGTAAAACTGCGATGATACATTTCTGCTGGTTTAAGAATACCACGTTTAATGAAAAGGTGGAGATAGGGAAGCAGGCTTTGAAATGGCTGGCTAGTCTTAACATATTAAGAAGTGTATTTGGATTGACACCTAAACCATATAGACATGTAATACCGTACTTGGAAGCAACAGGTTTTAGCAACAGAGGGTATTTACCTGGAGCTTGCTATATGGCGCGGAAGAATAAATATGTGGATGGTGTCATATCTGTATTTGATTTATCTTTGTATGATGACACTAAAACTTGTGGGGGTGGGTGATGGGCATAAATACAAAAGGCTGGAAAAGATGGGCGGTGGCGGCTATGACTATGGGATCGTCTGAGGTTTTGCGGGCCACTGTTGAGCAGTTTCCAGAGACGGATGTATTGGGTCTATCTGATAAAGGCGCGCGTATGGAGCAAAGAAGACTTGATAAGGACATGCGAAAAAGGAATAAAAACCATGGGTATAACGTGGATAGAAACTCTGCTGCGCAATCTGCGAGAATACAAAAAAGAGCAGCAGCACAGCGAACAGTTAATGGTGCTGGTGTAGTCAACACTTCGTTACTTGCTACTAAAAAATTTGGTGGTATTAAACTTTAGCATTAAACATAAATACAGGAGACTAATATTATGGGCGGCGGAAAATCAAAAGCACCTCCACCTTTACCAGAACCAGAGCCAATGCCGGAAAGAGGTAAAGATCCTGTGAGTAAAAGGATTAGAGACGCAGGCTCAAAGAAGTTAAGACGCAAAACTGGTTTCAGAGGGAATATAATCACTTCACCATTAGGTGTAACAGGCCAGGCAGTAAATGGCTTAGGCGCGCTTTTTGGTAATGTAAAAGGATTAAGTTAATCATGGCTGACTCTCGAAGTAAATTAGAAGCTGGGCGTAAGATCACAAAGTTTTTAGAAAGTGAACGACAAGCCACTGAAGACGAAGATCTTAAAAAGATATCTGAGACTGTACTGCCGGATCGGGGCTTCTGGCCTGAAGACGGTCAGGATAAAAAGTCTATACTTCAGCGGGGTAAGAAGAATGTGAACCCGGCGTCTACGCTCGCAGTTGAACGTGCAGCAGGTGGGCTGACTACAGGCATGACTCCTGCGGGTCAACCCTGGTATAACCTCAGAGCTATTGACAGCTCTGAAGCTAAAGATATTATGGAAGCGTCTGGCGTTCGTGAGCATTTAGCTGAACGTGAGCACATAATGAATCGCATACTACGCACAGGGCAATTCTATCAGTCAATACATGTAGGTAATGTTGAGATATTAGCATTTGGTGGGTTGTTATTATTTTGTGATAGTTCAGCTAAGACCACAGCAAGGTTTGAATGCTGCACAGCAGGCACATACAGCATCGCTTTAGACGCTGAAGGTGATCTTGATACGGTGGTGAGGCGTATAAGACGTAGCGCGAAACAACTGGAGAAAAAGTATGGTAGGGAAGCTTTAAGTGCAAAAACTCAAGAGTTGTTAGTCACAGATCCATACAAAAAGATTGATATAGTGCACGTAGTACAGCCCAGGGAAACTAGAGACGATACAAAAATAGACAACTTGAATATGGCCTATTCGTCTATAATGTATGAGGATCATGTAGGCTCTGAGGCAGAGATTAGTACTCTTCTGAGTGAGAGCGGATATCATGAGATGCCTTACTTCTATGCGCCTTACTCCGAGGTAGGCGCGTCTGATTATGGTATGGGCTTGGGTCACTTGTTAGTGGGGCATACGCGTCAGCTTAATGAGACTGAACGCTTAAAAGTTGTAGCATTTCAGAAGATGATAGACCCGCCTACTAAGAAGCCCGCAGGCATGAAGGTTCGTTTGAACGTAGGCCCAGGTGGGGAGAATGCAATCAGTGCTAACGATGCACAGGGAGTGGGCACACTCTACGACGTACCAGTGCAGGCTTATCAGCAGGCGTTGATAGAGATTAACGATATCATGAAGCGTATAGCCGCGGTAGCTAAGGCTGATATATTTACGCCTATACCGTTTGAACAAAGACCAGCTGGCATGACCGCTACTGAGTATATGGGTGAGGAGAGAAAGAAGTTGCAACAGATTGCGCCATTTGTGTCGCTGTATGAGCCTAAAATTCTTGATAAAGTTATAGAGCGCGTACATAACATGGCTGAGCGTGCAGGGTTGTTTCCACCTGCGCCGCCGGAACTTCTGAAAGCTAAGGCAGTTGAAATAGTATATGTATCTACTGTGGCTAAAGCTTTAAACCAAGTTGGTGCAGAGGCTACGCAGGTATTCATTGCGGCTGCGGCTGAGTTTGGTAGGATGCAGGCTGAGGTTGGTATGAAGCCTACTGCGATGTATAAAGTTAATTTTCCGCAAGCTGTAGATGTAGTTGCTGAAGGTTTAGGCGCACCTCCTGATGTAGTTGTAGATGATACTGAGTTTGAGGCAGCGCTTGAAGCAGATGAACAGAAAGAACAGCAGGCACAGCAGGAGCAGCAGGCACTGGAACGTGCTGAGGCTGTAACTAAAATGGGCGCAGTATCAACTCAAGGCACAGTAGCTGGCGAAATGTCAGCACAACAGGAGGCGTAAAATGGTTGAAGGCTATCTTAGTGATTTCGATGCTTCGCTGGACTACAACGATCCAAAACAAAGTAAGAAAGGCAAAGAGCCTACAGCAGCAGAGCAACGTAAAAGTTATCTCACAGATTTGAATGCATTAGCTAAGACACCTGAAGGTATAAGAGTTATATGTTTTTGGCTTGAAGCTCTGGGAACATTTGAGCCATCTTGGACGGAGAAAAATGCGAGATTGGCACGTAGCGTAGTATTGAAAGATTTTGGAAGCGGTATGCTCGATGACGTAGCTATAGTGTCTGAGGAAGCACATAATAACATTCAACGCGCTATGCGCGTTCGTAGAAAGTTAGCAGAGGAACTTCGTACATAAGAAGTGCTAATATTATTAACGACACATAAATAGGAGAAGATCATGGCAGATAACGTAGACGGTGTAGCAGTAGATGCGCAGCCAACAGGCGTAGCAGACACTGGAATACCAGCAGCAGATGCAGCAGCAGCACCAGTAGCACCCGTAGCACCAGTAGCACCAGTAGCAGCTAATAATGTGCGTGATGCAGCAGCAGAAGCGGTAGTGAAAGCTGTAGCTGAAGCAGATGCCTCAGCAGCAGATCCAGCCGCGCCAGCAGCAGATCCAGCCGCGCCAGCAGCAGCAGCAGATATCAAGGACTATGTTATAGACCTTGGGCAAGACGCAGAAGGTGCTGACTTGAATACTATGGAAGATGGTGGAGCACTGGATCGGTTTAAAGCGTTTGCACTTGCGGAAGGTATTACACCGGAGCAGGCGCAGAAACTTATAAGCTATCAGCAGGGTGAGTTAGCTGATGCTCAGGGTACTCTCATGGAGACTGGCACCGCGTATCTTAAAAAGACATGGGGTAACAGTTACGACACCAAACGTGAGGCAAGCTTGAGTGCGTTAGCGTTGCTTGATAGGCGGATGGATGGGCGTGTTGGGCCTATAGCTAAACAACAGCAGTGGGCTAAAGATCCATTTATTACTGAGTTGTTACATGAAGTAAGTACAATGGTAGGAGAAGACAACCTTGGGGCAGGAGGCCCAGGAGGTGGAGATCCAAATAAACCAGTAGATATCGTCACGGCATACGAGGATATGTATGCAGCAGCTGGCAATAAACAAAATTAAACAGCTAACTCGAACGTG